GTATTGATCCTTTCCGATCAGCCGGTAGCTGGTAACGGTCTTGAAGTCCGAGACATTTCGAACCGCACAGATGTTTCGCCAGACTCGCTCGACGCTGAAGAACCCGTCCAAGAGAAACTTGTTGGCTACGTTCGAAAGTATCCCACCGATGTCGATGTTGCTCACGGAACTCGCTTCGATGGAGTTACCGAAAGCGGCTCGCATTACAGCGCGATGATCGCGGAAGTTGCGTCCAGAGTATCCATTGGCCCAAGCGGCTTCGAGAAACAGTTCTTGCAGACCGATTCCACCTCGGAACCGTCTAGCTGCCAGCTCGAGCGATTGCTCGTCGGCAATTTCCTCAACGTTCGTAAGATTGGCTGCCATAAAGCATGCCGCCTCGAGAACCGAAGCGTTGATCGTGTTGTTTTGCACATGGATGGCAGGAACCGCAGGACGCGTCCCCCGGATCTTTTCCAGCTCCGCCTTTTCAAGGTTCCAGCCCTCTCGAATTGCTTGAGCCTCCAAGCTCGGAAGCGCCCCGTTGTAAATTCGACGAATCCCAGCGATGCGATCAAGTTCCGTTGCATGAGCACTGCGCATTGCTTCGATGGCCGCATTGACTTCCGGCTGAGTCGTTGCTGGATCGGGGGTTGCTGGATTGGGAGTCACCCGAGTCGCTGGGCCAGCGTTTGGATCGTCTTGATTTGGGGTTTGAGGGTCGTCCATGGTTTGGTCTCCAGGGGTTGAAGATGCCTGAGCAGCGACACTCGCGCTGGTTGCTCCGTCGGCACCAAGGTCTACAAAACTGATTTCACCGAGTGAGGACTTTCGGACGACATTCACGGGACCGCTGTACTGCGTCCCGTTGACGGTCACCTTTTGACCTTCTTTGACAAACTCGTATTCATCCACACCGGCACCCACTGATGCTTGCCAGGGGAATCCGTTCTTTGAACTCACCACGACTTCGCGTGCTGCGGGTGTATCCCGCGAGACGATGCCGGTGGCAACTAGTTGACTGTTCTCGACTCGGATCGCATCGGTATGACCAACACCCGAAAGAGGATCGTGACCAAAGCGGATGGGTCGAGCTTGTGATGGGATCGAAAGGCCAGCTAGATCGATGATCACGGGGTATCGCCAACCAGCCACACGCATCGGACCACCGGTGTAGGCGACCATGCGGAACTTCGGTAGCGATGCAGCAGTAGAACCATCGGCTGCCGCATCGATGTCGAAAACTGCCGTTGCGGAAATGCTCAATTGGCTTTGCGTTTGATCTGGCTTAAGCGTCATCGGCTGGGACCTCTTCGTCTTGGACATTTGCATCATCCTGTGAAGCAGTGGGGGTGACTTGCCCGATACTTAGACCGAGCTGAGACATGAGAGCGATTTCCTTGGCTCGCTGGCGAAGCTGAACTTCCCAGTCTTGGCCACGCTTTGCGTATTCATCAGCCAGCGTGGTCGTGTGACTGACTAGGCGCGTCGCTTGGGCGTTGGCTTCCTTGGCTGGGTCCACATGCTCATGACCATCCCAGAACCATTGGTGTGGCCACTGGGCAAATGGACCTAGACCTGAGGGTAGTAAATCAGGTACAAGCGATGCTTCATCGAGCCACGCTCCAAGGAGACGATCAAGCACAACGCGCTCAAGATGCGACTGATCAACACGGATCGCCTTAAAATATGTCTGATGATCTAAGCGACCTGATGCATAGTTGTATTGCGAACTATTGCATAATGCTATATTGAGAGGCATGTTAAGACATCGCGCGATCTCGTTTAAGAGCTCTTGTTTGAACTCCTTATAGGTCGTCGTTGGCTGCTCAGCCTGAATTTGAGCCATACGCCAACCACCAGGCATCGTGACCAATGCTCGCTTCTCAAGCTCGATCGGTTCGAACGGTTCTGCTGCATCAGCTTCACCGTTAGCAGGTGCATCGGTGTAGAGGATCCCAGCAAAGTCGGCTGCGGTCTCCGCAGCAGCAAGTACCGCTAAAGTGAATCTTCGCAATTGTGCGAAAAGTGGCAGCGCTGGCATGATGTCAGGAATACCGCGAGTCTGGCCTGGGCGATCGGCGCGGAACCAATGAAGCACCGCCGAAGCGTCGATGCGATCGTAGTCGCTTCTGGCCGAGTAGAAACCATCCCCTGGATGACTCTTTAGTACGTGGTACTCGATTGGATTGCCTGCACCATCAAAGACGATCCCATCAACAGCACTTGTCGAAAGCCTGTCGAGGTCGGGAGTCGTAACCTGGTCGGCTTCGATGAGTCGAAGATCAAGCTGGACATCGGTGCTCAAACGAGGGTTGGTCGTTAGCACTGCGAAGGATTCGCCATCGGTGGCGCGAGCCATGCGCATCGTGCGGAGTTTTTCGGCAAGATTGATCGACCTTGACCACACCATGAATGCATGTTCGATGCGTCGGTTGGCATCCGCATCGCTTGTGAGCATTTGCAACCGGGGGCCGGTACCGACGATGTCGTGGGCAAGGGTTAGCACAATCCCACGAGCATACGAGTTGTTGGCCGTTTCATAACGAGCACGGTTCCTAAGGATCCGGCGAACCTCGGCGCTATTGGATGCGTTGGGCGAGAGCCCATCGGCATTGGCCCAATGGCGTCGATTATCATCGGAGGTCACCGCAGCGTCGTAGCGTGCGCGTACGACTCGCACAGTGCTTGGCTTATTGCCTTGCACAGGTTTGCTTGACCACCACTTGGAAATCCAGGACAACACGGTTACTCGGCCCCCGGTGGAACGATTTTGTTGAAGATCAAGCCACGGCGCTTGGATTTTGCGGCTTGCTTGGAGGCTAGATAGCGATCGGCTTCGATCTGGTCGGTTAGCTTGTGCTGCTCGATACTGCCAGCATCGCCCGAGGCCTTGGCAGGACCTTGCGCGTTTTCTGTGATAGCTTGCTGAAGATCGTCAGACATTCTGGCAACGTGACCTGCGATTGAAGGATCCGGAACTCTGGTTTACCCCTCACTTACCTATGCCAGAAAGTTTTCTCCGTGCGCGCAAAAATCCATGTTTGGAATCATCGTTGCTACATGTAGCAATCTTGGTCCTTGGTGGTCGTGATTTCATAGGTCACGATCCGCCTGCCGCAATGCCGACACTCCTTGCGCCTGCGAATACGACCATCACGAAGCGGTTCGGTATTGGTCGTGTAAAAGTGTCGGCACCCGCACTGCGGGCATACGATCCCTCGATCCGGAGGGTCTTGCTTTTGATCGCTCATCGGTTTCGTTTCCTTTGCATTTCAGCGAAACTGATCCGACCCGATTTAGGGATACCAACCGATTCGCTTCCTGAGAGCGCGACCCCTTGCATTGACGCTCCAACGCAGCAACCCACGATGCAATCGAGCCAGTGGTTGTCACCTCGCTCCGGGCGCTGCTTCCATTCATCCACGGTTCGACCACGGCCCTCGGTCCGCACTCGGTACTCGGCACAAAGGTGTTCGGCTAGAAGCCGATGGGTCTCTGGGCTTGTTCCAAAAAAGGACAGGCAACCTTTACTCCCCATCGAGACAGCCAGGCGAGCATGCATGAAGGTTTTCCAGTAGTTGGTGTCATAGACCACGTGCCGAACGGCTCGTTTCCCATGAATGTTAGGGATTCTCCAGTTGTGGCCCACGCGATCCCCGGGGCGACGCTTGTACTCGGAGAACGGCTGGCTCGATGCCCCAACGAACCTCCCGTGGCTTGGGATTACGATGCCAGCGTGGGCACTTTGCCTGCAGAACTGGTAGACCACATCGGTCGAAGCACCCCAGTTGGCATCGATCAGGCATCGCTCGATTCGCATCATGGCACCATCATCACGTCGCCATTCCCGACCGATTAGATCCCCGGTCAATTGCTCAAGTCCGGCGTAGATACTCCCCTCGAGCCCACCGGCTTTGGTCGCGGTTGCTAGGGTGCTCCTTGCATCCCGAAGTGTAAAATACGGCCGCTTCTGATCCGGATAGCTTCCATAGTCGATAAGGTATCCAGTGAAATCGCTCTCCCAGGCGACCACGGTGTAAAACAGGAGCGTTGCCTGGACGTCGACGAACATCGTTAGATGGTTGGTGGAAATCGGGACCACCCGCCTGTCAATCCGATTGAACTTTGCAGCGATCTGATCTGCTGTCAGTTCGTTGTCGTTTGCTTCCTGTTCTGGTAGCGGTTCGTTTTGGTACTCGGCAAAGAACGCTGCTTCGTCTTGAAGCTTGAGGTTCATCGCATGTTGGATCGCTGAGAGTTCATCGTGGTTGTAGCGCTCGGGCCATGCGACCTGCGATCCCAGATCCATAGCGGCCCGATTCGAGCCGTAGAATTCGGTGGCCAACGATAGATCCCCACGGCTACGAAGGCTCTCGGCGCGGAGCTCTGCGTACTTGGCCCAAAGTTTTTCGTCGCTTGGGAACTCATAGACCATCCGGGTCCGTTCCCCATTCCATTCTGGATGTTTGTCACGCGAAAGGATGTTGTCGGCCATATCACCTGGGCGAATAACCGTGCAGGGCATGATCCCAGAGATTTTTTTACCAGGGCCCGAGAGACCCAGGATAGCCCCCGCGAGGATACTTTCACGCGTGGCGCACTGGGAAAGGGACCTTGCTGATTCGTCCGTTTGAGGATCGTCGATGACTACAAGGGTTGGCCGAACGGTCCTGCCATCGGATCGCTTGTACTTCATGCCTCGGATCCGACCTGTGATCCCAGCGACCTTGATGATCGCTCCGCTTGCGATGCTTCCTGGCATCGTAGGCAGGACGATCTCTTTGGCGGTCCATCCAATGTGGGTTCGCTCCCCTTTGTAGAGCTGGCCATTGCAGCGATTGGCGATTCCATCTAGGGATTGGATCGGAAACACCACCTCGGGGTAATCGGCAAGAAGCAGCTCGTTTCCATCGAGTTCCATCTTGATCGACTCGAGCATATCGCAGGCATGACCCTCGTCGCTACCGATGAGGCATACGAACTCACGATGCCCGTTGAGAACCGCCCAAATGCAAGCACATTCACAGATGGTGGTCTTGCCACTCCCCCGAGGCATTGCCATCGAGAAGAGTCCCCCTCGCAGAACCGCTTGCTCGATCCGGTTTATGACCTTCAGGTGATCATCCGACCAAGCCAGATGAAACGTCAATGGAAAATAGCTCTCGCAGAAGTATCGAAAATTCGTTGCTGCCTTGGCTTTTCGCTCAGGGGCGGCGATCTCGGGCAGCTCGCCGATGTCACGACCCGCCGTTGCGATAGCCACATTGCGCGCCCGTGCTCGTTCTTTGAGCTTCTCGTATGGATCGCCAGAGGTCTCGGGCTCTGGCGCATGCCGAGTCTCGACTAGCCATGCCCCGTAGCGAAGAAGGTCAACGTACCTTGCATCGCCGATGCGCATACCAGCGCGAGTTCGGTGTCGATACAGTTGCCTCTCGCTAATGACCTCACCCAGGGGTGTGGAGTTTAGCATTCTGCAAAGTTCGCTAGGTCGAAGTTTTCTTGGATCACTCACCACGGCCCATCTCCTTTACCATCCATGCGATGTAGTGGACCAAGTTGATTGATCCATCTTGGTTTGTTGGAGCACCGCTTTCGATGTCCAGCACGATGTTTTCCTCGGGGATCCGGATCTTGGCCGCTGCCGAGAGGAGTTTGGCCGCTTGCTCGGGGGTTAGTCGGTTCGGATCGATCGGTTTTTTTTCATCACTCATGCCAGGCTCCCTTCGTAGAGGATTGGCACCGTGGCCCACACGGGGCCCACCGGCGTGTTTTCTTTTGACGTTCGGCCCCTTGGGCAAGGTGATTTCGCATGCGTGTTATTGCAAGCCGTGGCGTTGGTTCGCATGCCAATAAAGTTTGCCAAATAACATGCTTTTCTTCCATAGATAGCTGGATTGAATCCGAACCGCATGGCTCAATGTCAACACGCAAACGCAATGGCGATTGCAAACGACAGACCAACCCAAACCAAACGGAAAGACGCAGATGAACGCTAACGAGATCGCCTTCGGAATTGAATTCGAGACCACCCTCCCAAACAGCGACACCACACCGATCGGACCATACCACCACGGATACCAAGTACCTTGGCTCCCCACCGGATGGAGAGCAGAACGCGACGCGAGCATCAAACCAGAAACCCCCAACCGCAAGGGATGCGAATTCGTAAGCCCCAAGCTCAAGGGATACGAAGGCCTCAAACAGATCGAAGACGCGATCGACAAGATCAACGAACACGGAGCGAGGGTCAATGCAACCTGCGGTTTGCACATAACGATCGAATGGAATGGGGATGCAGCCGCCTTGGCCAGATTGATTTCCTTGGTCGGCAACCACGAAAAAGCGATTTTCGCAAGCACCGGAACACGCCGGCGAGAACAAACGGTCTACACCAAACGGATCAAACAATACGGGGACAAAGACGCCGCTAAGAACCGATGCGAAGCGGATCGCTACCACCTTTTGAACCTCACCCACCTGGCAGCCGGTAAGAACCGGATCGAATTTCGGGCTTTCGCCGGAACGCTCAACAAGACCAAGGTGGTCGGATACCTGATGATGGTCCTGGGGTTGGCAGAGCTCGCGATGAATACCAAACGATGCGCCGATTGGGACTACGCCAAGAAAGACGGAACCAAGAGCTGCTGGGATCGACCCGGGGCTGGCCTGGGCGAGACAGAACTCAACCGCCTTTTCTACCGGCTCGGATGGACCAAGGGTTGGTACAAGGGAGAGCTTCGAAGCAAGATCTTCGGCGAGATCACCGGCGAGACCACCCGCGAATGGAAAACGATCAAGAACAAGCTTTTGGAGATGGCCAAGAAATACGACCAAGCGGCCTAAGGGCCTAGCGGGCAAGACCCTTGGGACAAACCCCAAGGGTCGCTGGCCGGTCGCAACACGGCGCGATTGGTGCGTTGTGTTTGCAAACCAGCTCTCTGGCATGACTGGGTTATTTGATTTTCTTACCGGAACCGTATTGATGTCTTTGTGCTGGATGTACTGATGTCTAGCGACCCTTTGTTTTGAACCTATTTCCAAATCTATGGAGAACAGACCATGACGATCGACGAATTGATTGCACGACTGGAAGACTACCGCGATGAGATCGGTGGCGATGCCCAGGTCCGGTTGATGACCCAGCAGAACTGGCCCTTTGAGAACTCGATCTACGGGTTGGCCTCCGGGGCCGAGATCAACGACTATCACGATGACCAAGACGGGGACGACGACGATGACAGCGACGATGCGGCCGAGGATTCGGTGCTCTTTATCGTCGAAGGCCAGCAGCTGGGATACGGAACCAAGCGCGCTTGGGACGTAGCGCGTGGCAATTAATTTTCGGTGCTTCAAATGATTTTTCAAAAGCTGCAAAATTACTGCCAGAATATCGCATAACCGAGTTGCAATTGTTTTGCGACCATTGCAATGTTTGTCATACGCCAAACGAAAAACCACCTTTTCCCAAACGGAGAAACAAACATGGCCAACGAAAAGATCGACGTAACGGACCTCGACCTGGTAATCACCAAGATCGAAAAACGAACCTCCAGCGGAGGGGCTTGGGTACGAGGCAAGATCAACGACGCGGTTCGGTTCGAAGCCCTGGTCTTTGCCGAGCACGCCGAGAGCGAAGACTACGAACTCGGACGCACCAAGATCTCGAAGCTCTGGATTCAAGACATCCAAACCAAAAAGACCCTTTTCAACTTCGACCGCGGGCTGGATGTACCCGCAGCGACCACCGAGGTCCAGGTGGTGGTTGATTTCCTTGGGGTTGGATTGGCCGACTTGGTCTGGGGAACCTAAACCGAAATCCCGGTATCGGGATCGTCGCTCGGTAGTGCGGGCGACCTGACGATGGCAGCTAACCACGGTTCCAACATTGGAGACAGATAGATGAAAAAGGCAGAGATTACGATCGGTGGCAAGTACTATGCGAACGTCACCGGCAAGAAGGTCGAAGTCAAGATCGATAGCGAGAAGGCTGGTGGTGGATGGTTCGCCACCAACCTTGCTACCGGCAAGAAGATCGTCATTCGAACCGCCCAGCGATTGCACGGAGAGGTCGGCAAAGGCAAACCGACTACGAAAACCCAAAGCGATTCGCAAGCTGAAACGCCCACCGATGCAAACCCCGACATTATTCCCCTCAAGGCGAAGCGATCGGCCAAGAGCGCTGAGGGACAAGAGACCAAGCGGGTCGCCAAGAAGACCGAGGGCCAGGAACCCAAACGCCTGAGTGCCTTGGCTGCCGCCCACAAGGTTTTGTGCGAAGCGACCGAGCCGCTTAACGTCCAGCAGATGATCGAGGCGATGACCTCCAAGGGATACTGGACAAGCCCCGGTGGCAAGACACCCCACGCGACTCTCTACAGCGCGATCCTTCGAGAGTTGGCCAAGGGGGAGGCTTCTCGATTCGTAAAGACTGATCGGGGCAGGTTCGTAGCCGCTAGCGCGACTGCCGAGGTGGCCCAGTGAGCGCCGATCCGAATTACCGAGTCGCAGATGCGATGCGAAAGGTCGCGCTGCGACTCGATGAGGCTTTTGAATCGGGCAAGGTGGCTTGCATCTACGCCAACCACCTTGCCGAGATCCTGCTCTCGATCGCCGAAGAGCTAGATCCACCACTACCCAACCACGACCAGACCACGCCGACCACGGAGAGCTAGCATGCACATCGGACAAATCCATTTGGTAAGCGACCTTGCCGACGGCCAGCGGATTTACCCCGATGCCGACCATTCGTACCTGATCCAATCCGAAGACGATCCGTCGCTCGATACCACGGTCCAGTACGTCGAGCGCCGTGGGGATCGATTGATCGCCCGCGGGAATAACGGCCAAGACTATGCGGTCTCGGGATTGGGCAGGTACGAACTGAAGACGATTCGGAATTGGCTCCGGCGATAACCCGGGTCGATTTGGCGACAGCGCCCCACGTTTGCCACGTGTGGGCGTTTTCTCGTTAGGTGGCCTAGTTACCCCAAGGTCCAAAACGACTCGACCGGTGCTAAACTGTGGCGTTTGCGGGGCTCGAAAACATTCTCTGAGAATCCAAAACATTACTCTCCACAACGCCTTTACTTCCTGCCCAACGCATGGGAACTGTGTCGTAACGCCAAACGAAACCCCCAACGCAAACACGGAGAAACGAAGATGACCACCGCAGAAAAACAAGCTAACGAAAAAATCCTTCGCGACGCCTTCCGCACGATGGACCCACACCAAGCCCAAGAGATCCGCGAGTCCTACTACAAAGCGATCGAAGGGATCCACGCCTTGGCCGAGCTCCTCGAGATCGCCGACGCACAACAACCGCAGACCGCCGGCCCGCTCCTTACCGAACACCTCCTGGCTTGCGAAGCGATCGACGCGATGAAGAAAAGCCTCCTGGGCAAGATCCTCTAAACGAAAGGAACCGCAACCATGATCGATGCACCCAAAGTCGGAGATCGAATCCGACTGATCCACATGCCCGAAGATATTGATCCGGTTCCCTCCGGATCGCTCGGCACCGTTCGTGCGATCCACCCCCACGATGGATGGACTCAGGTCGAGGTCGATTGGGACAACGGTCGGCGATTGATGCTCACGTTGCCCGACGACTGCATCGAGATTCTTAGTTCCGACGTAACCTAACCCGATAAAGGTACAGCTATGTCCACACGAGCAACGATCGCATGTGCTAACGAGGACGGGACGTTCCAGGCAACGTACCTGCACTACGATGGTTATCCAGAATTCGCAGGCGTGATTCTTAATCAACGTTTCAACTCCAACGAAAAAGTTTCGGCGCTTTTGGCCGGTGGTGAGCTTCGGAGCTTGACCTCCGAGGCCGGTGGCCCGGAGCACTTGGCTCGCGCTCGGCCCCCAAAGCACCTTTGCGATAACCGATCTCTGCTGGAGTTCGCTCGCAACTGCGATGCGAACTACCTGTATGTTTTCCAAAACCAAACGTGGCAGTGCCAAAAACTGTAACGCTACTTAGCGTCTGCCGCACGCATTGGAATCGGTGAGGTTCCGGTTCTCTCGAGGACAGCCGGCTTGCCAGTGAACCGTTGGTACCGGTCAACGATGACATCGCTGTAGAGCGGATCAAGCTCCATGAGGTATGCATGCCGACCGGTTTGCTCGGCAGCGATCAAGGTCGATCCGCTTCCACCAAACAGATCCAGCACGTTCTCTCCTGGTCGCGATGAGTACTGCATCGCTCGGACCGCTAGCTCGACGGGCTTCTCGGTCAGATGGACCATCGACTGTGGATTGACCTTCTTGATCTGCCATAGATCCGTGGCGTTATTGGGCCCGAGGTACACGTGGGCTGCCCCTTCGAGCCACCCATAAAAACAATTATGGGTGACAAGTCCGTCGGCAATGTAGTGCTCGTGCGTATCGACCCCCAACGAGACGACCTCACCTGAATAGTCCTGGACATCAACGGCACGGATCGGAGTCCACTCCACGCGTTGACCACGCGTCGGAGTTGGAACTTCCATGCTGCCAGGAATGAGATTGCATGACCGAACTTGGATCGACTGGCGTGCTCCAAACTTTGCTCTGGTATCGTTTGATTCAACAAACGGATACTTTCGGTTTCGATTGAAGTGTGCAAGTGCTTTGCAAGCGGCGGCTTCTTGGGCCTCGGCATCGAGTTGACCGTAAAAGTCCCGGATGTGGTCACTTTGCCTGTGCGTCGAGCTTCGGTTCGTGACCCAGCATGTCTGAGGGATCCCGAATTGGATCGACACCAGCTGTTCTTGCATCCGAGCCTCCGCAGCCGAATCATGCAGCGAGAGAATCCAGGCCTCATCCCCAAGCTCATGGAGCAATCGTCCCTTTACGCCAAAGCCCCAGGTGGTTCGCATCTTGGTCATACCAACGCGCCACCAAGTGCCACGACGCATCAAATACACGCACCATCGCGATGCGTAATCTTGGGTCATGCGTACCGTCCAGATGTGACCATCGGTTCCCCAGGATTGCTTCGACGGGGTTGTTACCCCATAGAGCTTTCCTCCGTAGGGCCGCCGACCGACTTTGACTCGGTAGCCATCTCGCAAGCCCACGATTGCTGAGCTGTGCGAATAAAAACTAACCACGCGGTCGTCGTCACGCATTTGGCCAAGCGTGCTTGTTCCCCCTGCGGTTTGAACCATCGTATCTGGTGGTTGGCACCATTCATGGGCTCCCATGAAGTCCTTGCGGGTAAGCACCGGGTGCATCTTATCCCAGATGATTGCCTGGCTGAAATACAAACCATGCTTCTTGAGGAACGGGGGATAGTTGCCGCAGTTGGCATACCCACCCCAGATGTAGAAACCTCGACCTGGGTCGAGCACTCGTGCGATGTTCCCAAACCATGCGTCGAGCAATCGATCGAACTCCTGATCGCTCACAAAGTCGTTGGCCAGTGGACGATCCTTGGCACGCAGCTTTTTGTGCGTCGCAGGATGCTTTGGCTTACCGGTCTCGTGGTCGACTCCGAAGGAGGCTGCGTTCCCTTGGCCCCCTTTGAGTTTCTGAGAGGCACTATCGTTCGAGAACGATGACAACCCCGCTGCGATCGCGTTGTTCGATCGCGGTTCTACCTTGACGTTGTAGGGCGGATCCGTGTTGACCAATTGGATGGTTTTGCCACCCAAGAGTCGATCCAGGTCCTCGGGTTTCGATGAATCCCCGCAGAGTAACCTATGGTCACCCAAGATCCAAAGATCTCCGGGTTGGGTCACCGCAGCATCCGGTGGTGCGGGAACGTCATCGGGATCCGTGAGTCCCTCGTTTACGTCCCCACTCATGAGCTTTAGAAGCTCATCGGAATCAAAACCCAGGAGCGACAGATCGAAACCTGCCGTTTGAAGTTCTCCCAGTTCGATTGGGAGCAGATCGTAGTTCCAATCGGCGAGTTCCGAGCTCTTGTTGTCGGCGATCCGGTAGGCTTTGATCTGCTCGGGGGTAAGATCCGTGGCCACGTGGATCGGTACCTTTTCAAGGCCGAGCTTCTGCGCGGCTTTGAATCGGGTATGTCCACAAATGATCACCCCATCGGTATCCACGACGATTGGTTGTCGGAACCCAAACTCCTTGATGCTACTTGCGACCGCATCGACCGCATCATCGTTGATGCGAGGGTTGTTCGGGTAGGGTTTGATGTCCGCTATCGGTCTAAGATCAATCTTCATATTCGTTGCCTCAGCAAAGGTTTGATTTCAAATTCCAGGTTGTCCGAAAGGTCACGATCGTGCCTTTCAAGGACATCGATTTAGGTGGGCGAACTGCTCCTAAACAAAAACATGCTCGCCCGTGCGCCACGCAGCGAGTCGTTACTTGCTCCGGGACTCTGATTGCAAGTCAGGCAAATCGTCCGGTTTGGTACCGTCGATCTGTTGCTTCTCACTGCGATCTCCTTTCTGTTTTTGATCACTGGTCTGCAATGCCCGTGGCAAACCAAAGAGCACGGCGACAAAGACGGCGAACCAAAGCAGGTTCCAAAAGAACCGCTCTAGACCCTTGGCCATCGGGACCAGCACCGTTTGAAAAAACTCGTTCTTGGGTTTCGTTTCGTTGCTCATTTGCATCCTCGTTTCGAGTACGGACCAAAAAATAAAACTCTGTCTAAGTTGCCGACCCTTCCCACGCCCCTCTGGAGAGGGGTTTTTGCCGGAAGTACCTATTGAATCTGCCAGTTTGGCAGTTTGCGTTGAGAGGCCACTGTTGGCCCACTGTCGCGTTGTAAGAAGAAGTTCGCGTAAGACTGCTATTCGCTACGCAAAGCGTGCCGTTGGGGCAACGGTGGCGATCTGGTGGCCTGACACCAAAATCCCCCGAAGATGTTTTTTCTTCTTTCCCCCCCTGTCTTACACGCGCACGCAAATACGCGTGCGCGGGGGCATACACGTGGGTGTAGGTGAAAAAAGAAAGAAGCATTAAATAAGTATTATTATCTGCGACCCGGTGAAACATGAAAGAAGTCTCTTTCCAATGTTTTCGTTGAGATTTCGTTAACCTAGGCTGACTTCTTTCACCCTGGTTTTTACTGGTTTTGCAGTTTCTTTCTTTCACCTTTACTTCTCCGTTTTAGGGCTTACTTCACCAGCCATGGAAACCTTATTGCTCTAACTTCTTTCGCCTTTGCATGTTGATTTCACCCACTGCGGTCACTTAAGAGTTGGTATTGCCTTTGAGGCCTGCCGGCAGTCGAGCAAATGACTGTCAGGATGTCCCCCTGCTGCTCGAGGGTTGTGACGATTTCTTGAAAGGTCTTCGCGTCGATCTTCATGCGTTTGAGCAAAACGCTATGAACAAGACGTTTGTGTGGTTCATCCTGAAGTTTGCGAATAAACTTCAGGCACTCGGCATGGAACGGGTTCTCCGATACGTGGCTATTGGCCATAAAGAGCATCCGGCGAGTCTGATGGACCATAAACGTTGTGGCCCACACAACCGCATGCGCATCGATCACTGGTGATTGATGGTTAGCGCTGATCGCATAAAGCAGTGCCAACTTGCGAACATTCTCGGGGACTCTTCCCCAGACGGTCGTCCCCACTGGATCGCCACCTGCTTCGGATTTGGCGTACTCGGTCTCTGACATCCGTCGCGCGTCGGCAAGCAGCTCTTGAGCTTCCGGTGTTGCTTCCACCAACCTTGGCTCTGGATGGAACGCATCGAGGTTCCCGCACCCGGGATTGAATTCTGCCCACCAGCGTGCCGTTTCGATGACCGAGGCCGGTGGATTGATTCTCCGTGGCTCTTGGCCAATTGCCCGTGGCCCACTCTCGACGATAAGCATCCGAGCAAAGAATCCGTTGGTGAGCATCCGCTCCGACAGGGCATCGTAATAGTGGGTCGGAATCGCCGTGCCGTAGACGACCAAGCAAGGCTGGTCGATCACTCCGGGGGATTCCTTGCCGGCCTTGCGACGCATGGGATAGATCGTATTGGCAGACGAGTACATCGTCAGCATCGTGCCCATGATGTTCTCGTGCCTTGCATCGCGTGCCTTGTTGATCGATTGGAGCAAGCCATCGATCTCATCGGTCTGAAACAGCATCGATGGTGTAAGGAACAGCGCATCTTGGATCCCTTCGCCCGAGGCGAATTTCTCCCCCAAGGCTGAGATCATCCCCACCCGATGCATGATTTCGGTGTTGAGCTTTCGAGGCCAATCCTTACCGACCGAAGAGTAACCCAGGGCAAGCAAATAGATATTGGTACGGTTGTTTCCGATGTCACAGACCTTCCTACCTGCCAAAACCGCAAGTAGCGAAAGCGCCCCGCAGAAAGCCAATGCGGCATTCGGATAGGGGGCGGTCTCTAAGCAGTGGTCCATCACCTCAGAGACAAAACCAGGGATTCGCAGTAGCTCGGCCGGCATCGGACCTGGATCGACATGCGCGATGGCTTGCTCTGGTTCTGCCACCACTGGCCCTGGGATCAGCTGCGATAGATCCACCTGCGGATCACTGGGGCTTTGTCCATATCCTTCAAACCGCAGTGCAGTAGCGGCCGCAGCGAAATCACCACCGTGCTCGAGCATGGCGTACACGGCAAAGGGACCGTAAGAACGCTCCGGCTCAAACGGAACGGCGTTGGAGGAAAAAACAAAGAACTGGTTACCTCGCAGCGTTGCGCTCCAACCGCTTTGCTTCCCAGGTCGACGCCAGTATTCGTTGTCTCCCCCTTTGACCCTTTGCCATCCATGCTTTTCAAGCAAACCACGCACATCGCCACGATCGTTGAAATCATCCCCTGGCCGGCCCTCACCGAGCATCGGTGCTGGAATGCGAGTCGGCGGTGGCACAGTCTCGCTCAAAGCACAAGCGGCTTCTAGGAGAATGGCTCGCTGCGCAAAGGTGAGGATCGGAAGCGAGGTCAACTCCCCGCTTTCTAGGTAATACCCTGGCGATGGATCGCATAGAAACAGCCCCCCTTCCCCGCGTGTTTCTATGAGTGTCAGTATGACTTCGAACCCGTCGCCTGACCTCCTTGGCACAAAACGTCTGCCATCGATGACCACCGGTTCGGAGCTACAGAGCTGAAGTTTCCGCTGGGCAAGTTTCCGATTCCCCTCGACGGGCTCCTGGCAGCGATACACAACATGCTTACCCGCCGATTGCGATCGCTCGATGACCAGGGAACTTGCAAGCTGGGGATCTTCGGCTGCGACCATCGCGTACCAGGGCTCAAAGAGCTCGGCGCTGTGATCGAAGTCGATCATTTCCAAATTGCCTGAGACGCTACCGGTCAGAACACAGATTGCCCTGGAATCGGAGAACCATGTCTGCGCTTGTTTGAGAGTTGGAAGCCGCTTTTGGTAGGTCTTCCAACCTGGCACCGCTGGCCTTTTCTCGTCCAGCAGCGCAGGCAAGCAGCAAAGACCTGCTTGGAGATAGGATGTTGCAGTTTCGATCAAGCTACACACTCCTTTAATTTTGACTCACAGACACACGAATTTCCAAAACCAAGACACCCCGAGCTCTAGACGCTTTAGCTAAAAAGGTGCGTCCTCTAGATCTGCGTCTGATTGATCGCTGATACCAAGGGATTCGGGGATGGACCCGAGCTTGTGATCGATGATTCGCTCGAACTGTTCTCCGGCGACGCTACGAACCGTGATCTCGATCGTCGGAGCCAAACCACCAGCTTCGATGATCTCTAGCGCGCGATCGACGGTATCGGGGACCGGATCATCGGAGCGTTTGCGCCACCATGCGATCGCCTTTTGCCTTGCGTATCCTTCGTGTTCGAAGCACACCCATTCGGATTTGAAGTCATGCCAGCCGACCCGATAATCGACTCGGAGCGTGCGGGGAGCACCTTCTTGGGCATCTCTTTTGCAGTGCATCGCGTAGTAGACGTCATCGACTTGGTATTTCGTCGTGGTCACTTGGCCCGAGAGAATCCCAGCCTCGCTCGCCTTGGGATCATGCTGCTTGCGATCCGGTGGTGGGAATACAAACCCGCACTGGGGACAGGTCGTAAAGCCTGTGGCGATAAGTGCGTGACACTCGGGGCACTGCTTGGCAGGTGCTTTTCCATCGCCACGATCATGGGTCGTAACGCGAATGTCATCGACAGGACCGTGCCGAAGGACATTGCCTCCGAAATCCAGAACCAAACAGTTCTCTTTGCTTGGATGCAAACGGAAACCGCGACCGACCATCTGATAGAAAAGACCAGGAGACATCGTCGGCCGTACTAAAGCGACGCAATCGATATGGGGTGCATCGAATCCGGTCGTAAGCACATTGACGTTGCACAAGTACTTGAGCTTGCCGGTCTTGAATTTCGCGAGGGTTAAGTCACGCTCAAGGGCCGGCGTTTCGCCACAGACAAATCCGCACTCGATGCTGTGCTCGCTGGCAAGAACCTCGACGATGTGCTTACCGTGCTGAATACTCGATGCAAAAATCAAGCAAGCGTTGCGATCGGTCGTGTACTGAATGATTTCCGAAACCGCCGATTGAACCAGCGAGTCTTGGTCCATGAGGGCTTCGACTTCCCCTGGTACGAATTCCCCGCCTCGGACATGAAGCTCTGAAGTATCGACCTTCGTGCGGCCGGCTTTGCTGATCAGCGGACACAAGAATCCGTCGCGGATCAGCTCTCTGACTCCGACCTCGTAACAGATATGGTTCAGGATTCCATCGACCGTGCAAATCGGTCCGGACTTGAGCCGATACGGTGTGGCGGTAAAACCGACGATACGCACCTCGGGATTGATGATCCGAGCATCGGCCAGGAAATGCTGGTACATGCTCTCGGAATCGGGACTTATCAGATGGGCTTCATCGATCAAGATCAGATCGAAGCGATCCAGCTCACATGCGCGCTTGTAGACCGATTGGATGCTAGCGATGATCACCGGATGATCGGTATCCCGCCGCTTTAGTCCCGCAGAGTAAATCCCAAAACCGACCTCGGGGCAAACCACACTGAGCTTCTCTGCGGTTTGCTCAAGTAGCTCTTTGACATGGGCCAAGATCAAAACGCGACCACCCCAGAGTCCAACGGCATCTTTGCAGATGCTGGCCATAATGGGCGTTTTGCCACCCGCCGTCGGCACCACAGCGCAAGGGTTGTCTTGCCTGGTCCGAAGATGATCGTAGACAGCATTCTTTACATCTTCTTGGTAAGGACGCAACGTGATCATTGATGATTGACCTCTTGGATTTGAACGATGGTAAGTCCATCTTTGATGGGTTTCCGCTTTTCGATCGACAGCCTTACGATCTGACAGTCGTCTCGGTATGCGCCTCCGTGTTGCAGAGCATCAAGGAGGCTTTTAAGACAGTTGTCTACGTCCCTGCGCCTCCGATCAGGAGGATGGACGACGACATCGACAACCAAAGGACCAACCAATGTCGTTACACCTTGCGACGCAAGAATAGTGCAAACAGCCGTTCGAAATGCTCGCCCCCGACGTGAGATGAGCGTCCTTGCTCCAACGTGCCGCCAATAGTTATTCACGCTTGGCGGATAGGGGAGGTGATACTTGACCATCACGCTCGCTTCCAAGGAGCAGTAGCGTAGTTTGCAGGGGCACTCTGCACAGGGGGTGCGACGGGAGTCGGCACCTGGCGCTTCGCATATCCTTTGATCTCGTTTACCATGTCACCGGTATCGATTCGCTTCTTGCATCGGACCTGGATCAGAAGCGGCAGGTTATGCAGCTCAGCCGAGTCCCTTGGATTGGTTACCCCCACAGCGCGACAAATGGCAGACAGATCCGCACGTGCGATTTGCACCGCGACTGCATTGGGGTTGTCCAAGTTGAGCCTCGCCCAGACCAAACGGTTCTGGTACTCGCCTTCAATGATTTGGAAGGTAAGTTGAAGTAAGCTTCCGGTGCCGGACTTCGTGGGCTTCATCTCGCTCTCGGTGATCACAGCGAGGTATTTCCCTGCTGGGATCGCTTCGAAGTCACCGGTGGGCTCCACACTGTTTGCATCAAAACCTGAAAGATCAGCCATTGGTTTGGGTTCCTTGTGATTGGGTGATTGCCTGAACAAAAGCCGCCCACGAGAGCGGCAACTCATCGACGATTCCATAACGGTTTTTGGCGACACAAGATGGGCCACCAACGCATCGCAAGATTCGCTCGCCACCACCTTTGCCGATGGCATGGGCGATGGTTCGCTTGCGATTAAAGCCGGCATCCTCGCTTTGCGTGCGGATCTTGCGCGTTGCAAACAAGACGGCATCGCACCATTCGCTAACGAGCGCTGCAGAGTGCTTGTGCAACCTTGGACTGTAGCGATCGTAGGGCGAGGACTCCGGATCCTCGAAGCGTTCGACCTTGCTGTGGGCAATCAGAAGAACGACCATCCCACGCTCGTTTCGAAGCGCATTTAGATGCTCGATGATCTCGCGCCACAGTGACAGCGCCAGGGTGTAACCCTTGCTGTAGCCTCCGGCGACTTGCTCGATCGACGTTGTGTTGTGCTCGGAGCACAATCGGTCAAAGACCAATCGTTCAAGCCAGTCCAGCGAGTCGATCACGACCGTCTCGTACTCGTGCGATTCTTGCCTCAGGTCTGCAAGGGCCGACAAGACATCCTCGTACTTGGTCGCTAGTGGAAACTTGTCCACATCGAGTTCATCTAATCCGTCTTCGCACTGGATAAACACAGGCCGCGGGGCCTGAGAAGCGAACGTCGACTTGCCAACCCCCTCGATCCCATAACAAAGGATCCGAGGGGGTTTGGCTGATCGACCTCGCTGAAGTTTCGAAAGCATGCTCACGCTGCCACCTCACACATCTGACATGCACTGGTTGGAATGTTTACGATTCGGAAGGAAGATTCACCGAGTTCTCGCAAGAGAAGACCAGCGAAGATTCGAGCAACGGCTACCGAGACTTCGGTGTCGCCATTGATGTCAATAGAAGATTCAAAGCCGTGGAGCTCGTATCGAAACTCCATCGCTATGCGTGGTTGGCCGAAGAGACCTTCGGCAGCGAGCATGGCCAGATGCAAAGTCATCTCTGCATCTTCGATTGGCACATGCTCGCGAAAAGAAAATCGAAAAACACCGTCGAACATAATCACCTCCGTAGATGTTGCAGAATCGCTTATCCCGAAGGTTACTTATGCTGGTCGAGTCGACAGGTGCGCGCTACTGGTGCCTCTGAGATAGTCCCGAGGAAGTAAATTGCTGGCGAATCGTTGCGATCGCCTCATCATATTTTCGACGAGACATCCCCAAACGCTCTCGCGCCTGACCGTGATTTAGGGTCATCAGCAGTCCGCAGATGGTTCGAAGTTCTGTCGGGAGTTTGCGCAAGACCTCGCTGAGCTGGGCCTTGAGTTCGACCAGATCCCAAGAGTCAATCTCTTCGGTTTGGCTAAGACGCCTTCCGTCCTCTTCGGTCAGCGTGGCCCAAAGCAGAGCTGGCTTGCCCTCTTTGTCGAGAACTCTTTTCTCAAGCGATTCAATCTTGAGATCACCTTCACCGAGTCGCTTTTTGCCCTTGCGCTCACGGATGATCATCGCGACCTGTGAGTCGGCAACTCTCGCAATAAAAGTGTTGATAGATCCACGCGAAGGGTCGTATCGATGGATTTGCGATAAGATGCGGACCGCAAGCTCCTGCTCCAAATCCTTGGCCTCGGTTGCCAAGAATTCCGGACGGCGTACCAGCTGTCGCGCTTTGACTCGAATGAGCGTTTTCGCGTAATCGGAGAGGATCTCCGACTTGCCTTCGAACATTGCCATCTTTTACCTTGGTCGCAGGCAGTTCACCGCGGCCATGGGGGCTGAATCGGTCGCACCCCGCGACAACAAAGTTGCGGTTAAAAAGTGCGACGCTTGGCCCCGACCGGCGGGTTATGTCCTTGCGACGGGCAGGGGGCGCTACAACTCGTGTCGCATTGCTACAGACCGTGTAGCACTTGGCCCAAGCCGGAAAAAAACCGGGAATATTTGGCCGTGAAAAATCTGCCGTAAAACGCTCTCAAACCGAATTAAGGGCCTGGAGGGTTTCTCTATTTGGATTTACTGGTGTCGATCCTGCCTTTGAGCCTCTTGGGTGATCGGAACAACAGATCCCCACTTCCGCGCGTGCATCGATCGGGCCGCATCGCATAGATAACCCCAGGGCGGGGCATTTTCGCGTTTTGGGACTTTAGGAAACGGACTCTGTTTGCACATGGACACCCAAGTAGAGACTTCGGACGAATCGGCAAGGCACGTGATGGTGGTGAGGATCCTGGCCCAAGGGCTAAAGCGATACCTCAGGCAATCGAAGATCTCTTTGACTTCCGATGGAAATACCCCTCGGACATGCCTTGATTTAAGTCCCGAAAAACCCCTCTCTGTGTCTCAACACCAACCGCGCCAAAGCGTCGGCGACAAAGCGGTTTCGATACTTCCCTAACCCAGGAGAGAGATTGGATGAATAGTGCACTTGCGGCTCAAATCCAGATCCTAGAGACGATGACCATCGGCCAGCTCGTGAAAAAATACGAGTCGGTCATCGAAGAAGAATGCCGAAGCAGAAACAAGCGGTATCTAATCCGCCGAATCTCTTGGCGACTGCAAGCCAACCAAGAAGGAGGCCTTTCGCAGCGAGCAATCCAGCGCGCCGAAGAGCTCGCCAAAAATGCCCAAGTACGACTTACCCCACCAAGGGGTGCGAAAGAGAAAATTCAAGAGACCCCTCTAAAGATCACTCAGCGAAGGGACGCAAGACTTCCACCCCCAGGATCCTTCCTTGAGCGAACGTACAAAGACAAGACACTCAGGGTTCTAGTCCTAGAGGACGGCTTCGAATACGAAGGTCAGCGATTCAAAACGCTCACGGCCATCGCTAACGCGATCACCGGATCGCATGTCAACGGATTCCAGTTCTTCCATCTTTGGAGCAAGAAGTGAGAAAACCGACCAAATCCGCTTCTCCAAAAATCCGCTGTGCGATCTACACCAGAAAATCCTGTGAAGAGGGGTTGGAACTTGAGTTCAACTCTCTTGATGCGCAGCGGGAGTCGGCAGAAGCCTTTATCGTAAGCCAGCAACACGAAGGTTGGCAGTGTCTCCCAGATCGATACGACGATGGTGGATTCTCCGGAGGGAGTCTCGAGCGGCCGGCACTCAGTCGCCTCCTAGATGACATCAAAGAGGGAAAAATCGACTGCGTGGTGGTCTACAAGGTTGACCGCCTGAGTCGATCTCTTTTGGATTTTACCCGAATCATGGAGGTTTTCGACAAACAAAGCGTTTCGTTTGTTTCGGTCACCCAGCAGTTCAATACGACCCACTCGATGGGACGTCTGACGCTAAACATCCTACTGTCATTTGCCCAATTCGAACGCGAGATCATCAGCGAACGGATCCGAGATAAGATCGCCGCCCAGCGTCGAAAGGGGAAATGGTACGGTGGGATCCCGGTGCTTGGATACGATGTGGATCGCAATAGCCCAAGCGCTAAACTCGTCGTCAACGAGCACGAGGCGATCCAGGTACGCAAGATCTTCTCGTTGTACTTGGAACTCGGGTCTCTTACCCCGGTGATCGAGGATTTGGAGTCTCGCGACTGGCGAACCAAGCTGTGGCGGACCAAGAAAGGACATCAGCGAGGTGGCAAACTCTTTGACAAAGGCGCACTGTATGCCTTGCTTACTAATCCACTCTACATTGGGTCGATCAAGCACAAGGCCGAGCGGTTCGAAGGGGAGCACCCCGCGATCATCGAAAAGAGGATCTTTGACGAGGTGCAACGGCAGCTCAATAAGAATGGTCGTGGGAAGGGCAATCGGCTTATCAATAAGTATGGCGCTTTGCTCAAAGGCTTGGTGTATTGCAAAGCCTGCGGCTATGCGATGGTTCACACCTTTACGAATCGCCAATCCAAACGCTATCGATACTACACCTGCTGCAAGGCGATCAAGCAAGGTTGGAAAAGCTGCCCGACCAAATCCGTACCAGCCGGTGAACTCGAGAATGTCGTGGTCGAACAGATTCGAAGTATCGCCGAGGATCGCACCTTGATTGAGGACGTCTACGTCCAGGCTTGCTCCGAACACCGATCGGAACTAGAGCAACTCAAAGAGCAGTCCGAGCAACTTGAGAAACAGCTTTGTCGCGATCATTCGCAGATCACCCGTTTGGCGACCAAACGCGGTCTGACCACCGCCACAACAAGTGCCATCGCCGATCTGCATGAGAGGATCGCAAGCAACGAGGATCAGCTAAGGGAGATTCGCGACAGGCAAGCAGAACTTGCTTCTCAGCAAATCTCCCACCAGGAGGTTCTCGACGCGTTTCGCGACTTTGGAAAAATCTGGAACGTCCTTAGTGCTTACGAACGGGCCAAGATTGTTTCGCTTCTTGTCGCCAGAGTCGAGTTTGACGTTTCCGATAGTACAGTTTCTATTTCATTCCATCCTTCGTCCATCAAATCACTGGCCGAGGGAGCAGCATAAGGTGTCCTATGATCACGATCTCGAAAAAGGTTGTCCTTGGCCGTGGGCCAAAAACGAATCGCACCATCAAGCCAGCCACTGACACGCCTGCGGCAGAGCCCAAGGGGAGAGTACCACGAATCTCTAGGCTGATGGCCCTGGCGATCAAGCTCGAACGGATGCTTCGTGCAGGCGAGGTTCCCGACGTTACCGAACTTGCTCGAATCACCCACGTGACTCAGCCACGGATGTCCCAAATCCTAAATCTGGCGATGTTGGCCCCCGACATCCAAGAGGCGATTTTGTTCCTGCCAGACATCGCAAAAGGAAAACAACCGATCCACGAAAAGCTCCTACGCCCACTTTCGAGCATCGACGACTGGGAGCAGCAGCGGAAGCTCTGGAACCAGATCGTCTTGAAATCCGGGATTCTATAAATCTCGAAGCCGGCCGACGCAAAAAACACCGATCGCCACCGGACCGCAGGAAACCGAAAAAACCCTGTATTGCGGAATTTTGTCTGCGACTGGTGCGGCATCCGCGCGGCATTTTTTCTACTCGAATGCCGCTTGGAAATGCCGCTCGAAAAATCGCTCAAGAATTTTTCGTTAGGACATATCTTGAAAAGTTGTCAGAATCCGTTTGTATCGCGTCGCTCGTAGAAAACGTGTTGAGCGAATTCCCCTGTTTTTGCAGGGGATTGCTTGATTTCACCACCCCCCAGCGGGGGGTTATTCGTCGGCGCTTTTATGCCCCATTTCAGTCGCTTGACCATTCCGATTACGAAAGATAGCATGGCTGGGGTAATGATCGCAGGATGCGATTTTCGCCATTACGAAGTTGGTTTTGCGAACGCACGCCCGGGACGATCTCGGAAGCCTTCGCATAGGTTTTTAGCGAGTAGCTTTAAGGAGTCTCCCATGGCGTCGATCCTACAGCGGCATATCATCAGCTTGGCACGTTTGCAATCGTACAAACGCAGACGCTCTTTTTCCGAAAACAGTAGCGATCGTCCATCTTCTAAGCCCCTATTTATGCACTCGCATGCTTTCGTGTCTGGTCAGGCATCAAACGGGCGAACCACGAGGTTTTGACCAGGTTGGTCTGAATCAAGAACAAAATCGAAGATGTTATTTTCGCTAATTGAAACCCATAGGTGGAACGGTAATCGGAGAGTAGGAAAATGGTTGGTCAAGCGCAGAATGTTGGGATAAGTTTGTTTACCGAGGAAGAAAGGAAGCTGATCATTTCGGATTTGGTCGCACTGAAGAAAGAGCAGATCGCTGACTTTTTGGAATCTGTTGGGCAGAAAAAGAATGGAACCAAAGAGGTAATCCGAACCCGGATCGAAAATGCTGTCGAGGACGGATCGATTTCGATCGACAAGATCGTTCGCTTCGTCGATGACGTCATCCCCTGGGGAAAGCAGCATGTGTACATGTTTCGAGGTCCACGGTCACCGATTGCCACTTGGCGTGACGAGACATGGATTTTCAATCGGCTCAAGAAGCTTGGCATGCAAAAGTGTCTCAATAAAGACCTGCCCCTGATTCTTCCAGAGACGATGGAAGTCTCATCGATCTGGCATAACCCAAGACGTCTTCGGATCACGGCAATCAAGAAGCGTGATTGGTACGAGAGGAACGAAAAGTACGATTCCAAAATGAAATCCGCTGAGGGCAAAAATGTGGAGCTCAGGGGCTACGAACACGAAATCGTTCGAAGTTTAGTTGCCTTCGAGTGGGACCTTGTCCTCAACGAAGCGACCCTGCAGATCGCTCAACTTCCCCATGGTACGGAGTACACGACCGTTGCCGACGAGTTCTTTGATTTGACCCAGGAATGGCTCGATCGCTCCTTATTTACGGAAATGGATCTGCGAAAGCCGATCGAAAAGCTTCATGAACTTGAAGAGAGCGGACTTGGCGAAACTAGATCCCATACGATCAACTATCGGACGCTGCAGGGCAGGCGAATCGAAGCCAAGAGCGCTTCGATGGACGATCCGCTCCTTGGTGAACAACCGATGGACAGTCTATTGCGAGCCGTCAGAAAAAACGGGGTCGGCCAAATCGGTAATTTCTACTGGATACCAACAGCCAACAACCATCGAAACCCATTGAGGTCGGATGTCCATGTGATTGTGGTTGCTCCGCAGAATCGAATCAATTTCCCCACTCCCAATGACGAACCATCGGTGCGGTATGTTCTTTCAAGAATCCGAAGCCATTGCAACTGATAGTCTTGATCTGCGCAAAACCGTAGAGCAAGTCGACCACCTTCTAGCGACGATCTTCAACAGCGCCCCACTTAGGCCCGAGGATTTCGCCTGGAAGCTGGGTCTGGATGTAAACCAAGTGATCGTGGTTTTCGAGATACTCACTAGCTGTGGTGTGCTCCGAGCTGAATCGGTAGTCGAATGCCGTGAATGCCAAAACCTTGTTTTGGTATCTCCGCTCGAGCAAGACGATGCACAGGAGTGTGGGTTTGAGTGCCCTGGATGCGGATGCTCTGTAGAGCGATCCGCTCCGGTGGTCACTGTCTATCGACTGACCGCAGAAACGCTAGCTCGTCCGAAACCATCGGTCGCGACACTAAATGTCGAGTCGGCACTTCGAGAATTTGACCAATATCCAAACGTTTTTCGTCGGCTCGGCCAGTATTGGGTCATCAAGTACGATTCGGAGATGGTTATTCTGAACTCCTCGGGCGGTTTGTCTTACCTTGCACGATTACTGGTCGATCCGGGACGAAAAATCCCCGCTGCGTTTTTATTGGCGGCGGAAATGGGAATCGATCCAAGAATCCCGGTTGGCAGCTCGGGGCCAGTATTGGATGACCAAGCCCTGGCTGCCTATCAGAAAATCTACCTTGAAATCACCCATGATTTGGAGGAAGCAAAGAGAGACCACGATCACGCACGGATTGCAGAACTGGAGGCACAAATGGAAACGTTCTCTGCCCAGATCGAAAGTGCAACCGGACTTGGTAAAAGGAAACGAGAGAACTCAGATCCAGAGCGGGTTCGCAAAAACGTCTCCAACGCCGTCACCAGAGCAATCGATGCCGTCGCCGTCGAGCACGTGCGGCTTGGCAAGCATCTTCGAAACTCGATCACCTCCGGCTCCGTTTTCAGTTACGATCCCGAGCGAGATCCGCAGTGGATAGTTTGATTTATATTTGAAAACCGCTTTTTGAGTCAGATCATAGATTTAACTCGAAAAGAGAACGTAGAGCGGAAAAAAGGATAAAGCAGGCTCCGGTGATTCCATACGGGGAAACAATGTGAATGGACTAAATCAGCTAATCGCTTTTTGAAACAATGGCGTGCCAGCTAGCATCCGGTAAGATCTCGATTCAATGGCTGTCACCAAGAGAGTTACGCGGCAATGCTGAAATCCACATGAAAGCTCGAGATTCATACAGCGAAAGTTTGTTCGACAAAAACGTGCTTCCTATTGGCAACTCATCAGCTTACGAAAGGCAAAAATGAACAGAAAAGACTTTGATTGGGATGATTATCTAGCGCAGGCTTCATACCGAGAGGTTGTTGACCTGTCGCCAGCGCTTTCAATTGATAAGCCACCCACAATGTATTCGCCCGATCACTCGCTGCTCTATCTCTCTTCGCAAGATCTTGACGTGCTTACCGACGATGTGTCCCAACTCCAGCAACTTCTAAAGTTGGTTCTTGAAACGTACCGCTATTCGCAAGAACCTGGATTCGAGAAAAAACGACTCGCCGCAATTACCGACTGCTACGAAATCTGTGGACTGCTTGTGCAGTGCGGCGTGGATTCAGATGAATACCTAAATCCAGATTTATTGCTGAACTCCAAAGATTTGTAGTAAGCAGTGAGTCCAATTAAATGGGGAATCGTGCATTTATCTGAGCACCATTCCCCCACGACCTAATGACTCTCCATCCTTCGCCACGCCGGCCGCCTTAGCAAAATCATCCTCGGTGACCAGCAGGTAACTCTGCTTTGCGATGCGTGGTGAGTTGCCAATCCAAGAGCAGACCACGTGCAGCGGGAACTCGCGTTGCAGTTCTGTTTTCGAGAGCAAGGTTGCAACCTGCGGTCTACGGCATCTACGGTCGCTGCTCCGCGCTCCCTTCGTGCCTACGACCGCTCGCTCCGCTCTACTTGTCCGCCTCCGGCGACTTGGGGATTCCGGATGGACTCAGGGCAAGGCGGAAGCCGCCGATGTTGAAACGGTACGACAGGTCGCCCCAGTTACGAGCGCCGGACCTGCAATACGCGGCCTCGAAGTACCAACTGCCGCCACGGCGCACGCGGATCGAGCCCTCACGTGGGCCAGTCGGATCGCTGACTGCACCTTTTGGATATTCTTCGTGCCAGTCGCTGCACCATTCCCAAACATTCCCATGCATGTCGTAAAGACCCCTGGCATTCGGTTCCAAAAGGCCAACCGTATGTGTCCGGTCAGAACTGTTGCGATTAAACCAACCGTGCTCGGGCAGCAAACCCTCTTCATCATCAAACGAATAAGCCGTCTTGCTACCAGCGCGACACGCGTATTCCCACTGGGCCTCGGTCGGTAAGCGATAGCCATCGATAAAGACTTCAAGTGAGAGACCGAAAGAGCGAATCCCACTGATGCTGTTGCATATGTGGTACAAAAAGCAAGTGCAACTTGCCGGGGTGTCTCACGGGCTGTGATTCGTAAGTGACCTCCCAGGAAGGACTTGCGGCTTACCCACCCGTGTCTTGCGAGCGGTTGGAAAAGAGTTCGTTTTGCTCAGGTGTTGCCGCTTGCCGAACTAACTGCTAGAAGTTTTCGGATGGATGCCGTCGGTATGGGAGCTTCGGCCTGTCGATCGAGTGTCGGGACCAGCCTGCAGGTAGTGGGCTTTTTAGTAAGCTGGATACACCTAAGCGATTTCGGAAAATGGATCATCCAATTCAACATCTACCCACGGTCAACGTTCAGACGTACTACGCGGGCAAACATTCTCGCCAGATCGGGCTGCACGCTTGTAGTGCTCTGTTAACGAAGCTGACCACACCGCAGTCCTTGCAATTTGAGTCCAGTGGCCGTTGTCACAATTTCAATTTCCAGATCTCCAAAGCTGTCCAGACTGACTGGAAGTGCGGAATCCTAAGCAG